TCCCTGCTTTGATGCCAAGCGGCAAATCTTGTTGGCCTGAGTTTTGGAAGCAAGAAGAACTAGAAGGGGTCCGCGCCTCACTGTCCGTTGGCAAGTGGAATGCTCAATGGCAGCAGAACCCAACTTCCGAAGAGGGTGCCATCATAAAGAAGGAGTGGTGGAATATCTGGGAGGGCTCCGAGGTTCCCCAGCTTGAATACGTCATACAAAGTTATGACACGGCGTTCAGTAAGAAAGAGACAGCCGACTACTCTGCAATAACAACGTGGGGTGTATTTTACCCTAAGGCGGAGGGACCCCCCAACCTTATACTTCTGGATGCAAAAAAGGGACGTTGGGATTTTCCAGAGTTAAAAGTAGAGGCGTTGGAGCAGTATCGGTTCTGGGACCCCGAAACAGTAATCGTGGAGGCAAAGGCTTCTGGTATGCCGTTGACACACGAACTACGTCAACTTGGTATACCTGTTGTAAACTTTACACCGAGCAAAGGAAACGATAAGGTGACGCGGGTCCACTCAGTTTCTCCCTTGTTTGAGAGTGGGATGATCTGGGCTCCGGACGAACGTTGGGCTGATGAGGTTATGGATGAGTGTGCGGCTTTTCCGCACGGTGAACACGATGACCTTGTGGATAGCACCACGCAAGCTTTGATGAGATATCGTCAGGGAAACTTTGTACAGTTACCAAGTGACGATTGGGTAGACACAGAGCCGTCAACCTATATCCGGAGTTATTATGGCTGAACCTGAAAAACAATTTGAATACGGTCTGACCAAAGAAGAAACCGCTCCGGGTATCTTAGGTTTCTTTAATCTTATGAGTGGGCCTCTTGTGGACATGGTCACGCCCTCTCGACGGGAAGTTATAAGCCCTAAAAAAGTTGACTACGAACTAATCCCAGATCAAGCACAAGAACGCTATAAAAGAGTTGTAACGCCTGCGGTGTACGGCCCAGAAGAAAGGGGCCTTGAATACATGCCCGTGGTCCAAGGAGCAAAAGCCGGGGTAGATCTTGCAAAAAAGGTAGACCAGTTTCTTGTAGACCCCGCTTTTCGCAGCGAGGTTATGGGCAAGGTTGGGAAGGGTATAGGAAGTTTACCGGGAATCATTAGTCAGGTGTTTGACGACTACTATCGTTCGGCGGTGAACCTAGCACAGACGGGCGAAACTCGATCTTTTGATCCAAAAAGAAAAAAAGAAATACCGATTAGTCCTCTTTTGCCTTTAGAACTTGGTCTAGGGGCAGGTCTTACGTTTCCTGTAAAGGGTTCCGGCACCGTTGTAGGAATGTTTGCAGGCCGCAAGTCTGCGACGGCTAACAAAGACAAGCTAAAGATGGCCGAAGAAATGGCCCAGCAGGGTGTAGATCGCACGACGATATGGCAAAAGACAGGTTATTTTCGTTATCAAGACAGAGAAGGTAAACCCATAAGCGACTGGCGTTATGAAATATCGGACCAAGAAGCACGGGCCATACAGCGTCCAGATCTTATAACGCCTACGGGACGTTTAAGAATCGTTGGCGGAGAAGAGGTAAAGCCAAGAGTAAGTGATCTTTTTGAAGACCGCGCCGTGTTTGAAGCTTATCCCGGCTTAAAAGATGTACCAAATGCAGAGGTATCAATTGGAGATATTTTTGATAGAAGGGAAGCTGTTCAGAAGAAATTATTAGAACTTAAAAAGAAAAATTTAACCCCAGAAGAATTTGAAATAGAATACAAGAAATTGCAGGATGAAGATGCAGAAATTTTAAGGGAGCTTGTTCAAGGAAAACCCTCTACGGCAACTTCTGACGAAAAAGTTGCGTCTAAAGATTTAGAAACAGGTCAACCTATTATAAAAAGAGCACTGGCTGACATACCAATGGGAAAAGAAAGAGGTGACGCGAGTGGAACTTTTTCCCCCCAGAAAGACAAAATAACGGCTAAAAACATGCCGGGAAAAATTGCTCAAGACGCTTGGCTTTATTCTAAAACGATTAGAGAGGAAATAGGAAATCGTTTAGAAAAAATAAAATCAGAACTTCGGAAAGAAGGGTTTGAGGTACACGGACCCAGCAACAGGAAAAGTGGACGGTTTAGATTAAGTGCAGACGGAGAATACAGAGGGTTTATCGGACCTGAAAGTCGAGGTCATTACTTATCTTCTAAAGATTTTGAACAAATTGCCTTAAGAAATGACCAAGGAGATGCACTTAAAGATCCCCAACAACTCAAAAACGATCTACTGGAGAAACACGTTCCTTCTCTAGCTAGACCAGAAGACAAAAGACCTGGACTTTATGATCCTGAGGATCTTGCAAAGATAAGGGCTGAAAGAGATGCCGGTGGTACAGGTGATGCTTCTATCCTATTTAAGGACAACCCAATAGCAGCCAAACTATTTAGGGAATATGAGGACACTTGGGAAGCTGCAAAAAGGTTAAATACAGAAGATATCGAAAACATGGATGAATTTTTTAGATCCACTCAACTTCACGAAATTCAACATGCCATTCAGGCTAGAGAAAGAGGACAAGAATTTAGAGTATCTGTTGATTCAGATAACCCTGGTTGGGAAGGTGGTTCAAATCCAAGAGAGTTTGAATCTAAATATTTTGATAAGGTTATTAAAGACCCCGACACGGGCGAAAAACTTAGACCAATACAAATATATAGGAGAACCTTAGGAGAGGCGGAGGCCCGACTTACGCAGACAAGAAGAAATTACTCGCAGGAACTTCGCGATAGGATTCCACCTTGGGAAGATTTAGATGTACCAGAATACAAATTACTTAGAAGGGGTGTCGATTTTTAGTGGCCTTTATAACGGTACGTTTTTGACCATTGCGGTGGGCGTAGCGGTTATATTTGTAATATGGATCTTTCTTTACGATAAGGGCAAATGACGGACAATCTATAGACAATGTGCCGTTAAGCGGAGTAAGATGGCGACTGTTATCAGGGGTATAACATGGCAGATGAGTTTGGTCTTCCTAAACCATTAGAATTAGAACCTGTTGATTTAAACAAAACAACAGCGGCTGAGTTTCTTTTGTTTACTTCAAGGCCCTACAAAGCTTTTTTAGCTGGGGGCTTAGAAGATGAAGCACCTGCCGCCGCACTTGCGTTAGTTCCGGAAGATCCAAGTTTGCCAGAAGCTGGCCTTAGTGGACGGGTTGTCCCAAGGGGCGAGAAGACTGTATCGTTAACCGTGGGCTCTGATCCTTTGAGATATTCTAGGGAAGCAACCAAACTTCCGAAGGACCAGGGCACCGTAATCAGTGATACGATTGAAAGCAGTCTGGGTCCTATTAGATCTTTCGTTAAAGAAACGACCAATGAGGCGGACGCTGATTTTCGTGGAAGAACCATGGGTGGCTCTCTTAATTTAGGTCCCTTACAATTTCGTGGTGAGAGAACCACGGGCAGACGCACGGTTGTTCCAGAAGAGTATCGTCAGTTTTTTAGAAACCCTGACGTTGATGAGAAGACAACCGAAGTAGGTGTCGGTGGTTCGTTGCCCTTGGGCCAAGGTACTTTGTCCGGTGACCTTTTGCGTAGGTTTAGGTCTACTGAACTTCCACAGAATATTTACCAGGAAGCACGGCCCACGGCCCAAGAACCAAATGTGACGGGACTTAATTTAGGTTACGAGGGTCAGTTTGGTCCGGGTCAGCTTGGTGTTCAGGGTGGTTTAGAAAACGTTCGTGGTGTGGGAACTGGCACCCGTGCAGATATGTCTTATAGCTTAGATAAACTTTTTGGTTTACCTGTTCCTACTAAAGTTACGGGTGGGTATAGAAACCCTGTTGGTGGCGAGAGTTCGGCTGAAGTCATGCTACGTTTTGGGCTACCTTTCGGAGGACCAAGACGATGATATTTAGAAAACGACGGCCCGATGAATCTAAAGAAGATTACAACGCGATGATAAGCCGGGGCTTAAAGTCTTGGAGAGAAGCGCAGGAGAGGATGAGGAAGGGCCTGCCTCCTTTTATTAACAAGGATAAATTTGATAAGACTATTACAGGTAACGGTTATTCTTCAGTTGAAAAGAGCACACCTATTCAACGCATAGGAGAACTGTATGAGCAAAGAAAACCAGAACCGAGCAGTGTGTTGAGCGACGTTTTTGGGCAACGTCTAAGAGATCTTGCAAATATAACTTACTTAGACCCAGAAACAGGTCGTCGTTCGGGAGATCGCCCCGTCCTACCCACAGGTCTCAATGCTTTCCTTCCTGTTGGGGCTAGACCTAATTCTGCGGCTGATTTAAGTAGTCTTTCTGTGGCTATGAAGCCCAACCCGTTTAGTAATGAAATATTGAGGGGTTTAGCGTTTAACCCTGAAGGAGAAGAAATGGAAAACATGATGGGCTTTCGCCCTTTGAGGTATGCCGAAGGAACGGGTCCCCAAGGGGTGACAATGGAAGATGCAGCACCACAAGCTATGGATGGTGCAACTAGGGCGGCTACCATTGAATATATAGCAACGTCTCTTGGTATGAACCCAGATTCTCTTATGGGGCTAAGTGACGAACAGCTTATGGCTGCAAGAGCTAAAGTAGATGCGGACATGATGGCTGCTCAACAGCAGCAGATGAACATGATGGAGTTTGGGACCGCAGCGGATGTGGGTGCAGCAGGACGAATGCCAACCGGACGATTTACTGGTTTTTTAGAAGGCCTCGATGAGGCTCCTAGTTTAGGTATGGGCGTTACGCAAAACCCTGGTTTTGATCCTCAGACGCAAACGTACAGTCCACCAGAGAGAAGAGCCAACGGTGGTATTATGTCCTTGAGGGTCCGGTAATATGGCTAGAAATCCTTTGCCTCGTAGTATTTCAGGAACGGCGTCTCTTGTAGAGCGCCGTAATGAGATACCCCCTGTAGATCTAGAAGAAGACGGTGAGGAAGAAGTTTCAGTAGACGAAGAGATGACTATTGAAACGCCCGAACTTAGTATTGAACTAGAGGACGATGGTGGTGTCGTTGTAGACTTTGATCCTTTCATGTCTCGCCCTGATACGGGAGACTTTTACGCTAACCTAGCCGATGACCTTGGTGACGTTGTTTCTTCTAGAATTGCTTCAGATCTTTTAGGTGAGTATGAAGCAAACAAAGAAGGCCGCAAAGAATGGGAGAACTGTTACAGGACGGGTCTGGAGCTTTTAGGTTTTAAATACGAAGAACGCACAGAGCCCTTTCGCGGTGCTACGGGTGTAACGCACCCGCTTTTAGCAGAAGCTGTAACACAATTTCAGGCGCAGGCTTTTGGTGAACTTTTGCCTGCGGGTGGTCCTGTCCGTACCGAAGTCATTGGCAAGGTAACCCCAGAGGTTCAAAACCAAGCGGACAGAGTTCGTCACTTTATGAATTATCAGATTACCTGTGTGATGAAGGAATACACACCGGAATTTGATCAGATGCTGTTTTATCTTCCACTTTCTGGATCTACGTTTAAGAAGGTGTACTACGATGAGTTTCTTGGAAGGGCCGTAAGTAAGTTTGTGCCTGCCGAACAGTTGATTGTTCCTTACACGGCGACAGATTTAGAGACTGCCGAAAACGTTACGCACGTTATTCAGATTACAGAAAACGAACTTCGCAAGAAACAGGTTGCAGGTTTTTACAGCGACATAGAGGTAAGCGCATCTCAATCTGATCCGTCAGAGGTCCGCGAAGAAATGGACGATATATCTGGTATATCGCCAAATGCTTTGGACCAAGAAATAACTTTACTGGAATGTCATGTAGATTTGGATCTAGAAGGATATGAAGACACAGGGGATGACGGTGAACCCACGGGTATTAAACTGCCATACGTCGTAACTGTAGCCGAAAACAATGGCAAGCTTCTGAGTATTCGTAGAAACTATAAGCAAGATGATCCAAACCGAAACAAAAACCAGTATTTTGTTCACTTTAAGTTTTTACCCGGTTTTGGTTTTTATGGCCTGGGTCTGATACACATGATTGGTGGTTTGAGCCGTACTGCAACTGCTGCGCTACGCCAACTCATAGATGCAGGTACGCTTTCTAACTTACCAGCAGGTTTTAAGGCTCGTGGACTTCGGATACGAGACGACGACGATCCACTGTCTCCGGGTGAGTTTAGGGACGTAGATGCTCCGGGCGGTGCCATACGCGACTCTTTGATGCTGCTTCCGTATAAGGGAGCGGATCAGACTTTGTACCAGTTGATGGGTTTCTGTGTAGAAGCGGGTCAACGTTTTGCTGCTGTCTCTAATTTGCAAGTAGGGGACGGAAACCAACAAGCTGCGGTTGGGACAACAATTGCCATGTTGGAGCAGGGCGCAAAGGTCATGTCGGCCATACATAAGCGCCTGCATTACGCCCAGAAAGAAGAGTTTGAACTTCTTGCAGATGTTTTTGGAGAATATCTACCTCCAGAATATCCATACAATGTAGTCGGTGCAGAGCGCACTGTAAAAGCGGAGGACTTCGATGCTAGGGTTGATGTTGTTCCGGTATCTGACCCCAACATCTTCTCAATGGCCCAAAGAGTTACTTTGGCTCAAACGGAGCTACAGTTGGCGCAATCTGCACCGGACATTCATAACATGTATGAAGCGTATCGTCGCATGTACAAGGCGGTGGGTGTCAAAGACGTAGACGGTATACTGAAACCTCAAGATCAAGGTGAGCCCACGCCAAAAGATCCTGCGGTGGAGAACTCAGAGTCATTAGAAAACTTGCCGCTTAGAGTTTTCCAGGGTCAAAACCATGACGCTCATATAATGGCGCACCTTGTGTTTGGATCTTCTCCAATGGTTGCACAGATGCCTAATGTAGCTATGGCGCTCCAAAAACACATTATGGAACACGTTTCTATCAAAGCTAAAGAACAGGTCATTGCAGAGATGCAACAACAATTGGGATCACAACCTCCCAACGAAGAACAAGCTTTACAAGTGGAGAGCATGGTTGCACAACTTGTTGCCCAAGGTATGCAAGAAGTTAAAGCACTTAGTGGTCAAATAAGCGGAGGAGGTGAACAGCCTGATCCGTTGATTGCGTTGAAGCAACAGGATCTTCAGTTACGGGCAGAACGGGATGCTGCTGAAGCTCAAAACGACCAAGCTAGATTGGCTTTGGATCAACAGAAGGCAGAGAACGCGGCACAGTTGGGTGCTGCCCGTATTCAGTCACAAGAAGAAATCGTGCAAGCTCGTATAAATGCTGCTAGAGAGCGCGAAATGATGAAACAGCAAAGTTAGGAGATAAAAATGGCTAAGAAAACTAAAGCGGATGGAGGAGTTCGCGAGGGCATCGTTGTTGATGATCAAGGATATGTGCCTTATAACGATGCCGCAGAAGAAGTAACCCCGAATGTTTCCAAAGGTTCTACCACGAAAGGTAAGAACCGGGGCATGGGTGCCGCAATTAGGGGCGGCGATTTTACAATTGCATAGGAGAAAAATTATGGAATGGGTAAAAGAAAGACTTAAAGAGCCTTCTAGTTATGCTGCGATTGGAGCAGTTGTATTGGGTTTTGGTGTTTTAGTTGATCAGCCAATTATTGTTGTACTTGGAATTTTTGGTGGAGCAGCAGGTTTTGTTCTCCGGGAAAAACTATAGTGGTTAGTTAGATGGACCCGGTTACCATTGCGGCTGCGATAGCGACAACCAGAACGCTTGTTAAATCTGCCAAGGGCGTGAAAGATATAGCTCAAGGGCTAGATCAATTATTTAAGGCGCAAGAGGACGAAAAAACGGCAGAAAAAGGTAAGCCGAAAAGTCGTACTCAACAGGTTATTAATATCAGAGCAAAAGAAGGAGACGAGGCGTTTGACGACGAAACCTCGCTTGGGTCTGTTGCTGCTGATGTCTTAGAAAAGGAACAAATAGCCAGAAACTTAAAAGCTCTTGAAAGAGAAATTGACAATAAGTGGGGAAAAGGAACTTTCAAAAAAATTGAAGTTGAACGATCTAAAAGAATTGCTGAAAAACATAAGAAAAAGAGAGAGGAAAAAGAGAAAGCCCAACGGAAAGCAGAACAAGAAAAGAGTTTTTGGAAAAAATTGGCATTTGAGACACTTAAAGGTTTATTTTTAATCGCGTTTGTAGGAGGTGGAATCTATCTTTTAATGTATTTGAAGGAGCTGCAATAAATGGAGCTTACCGCCACTCATGCGATACAAGGTCTAATAATGCTTGCTACGATAGCAAGTGGCTATGCTATTGTTAAAAACAACCTTGCTAGGGTAATGGAAGATCTAGAAAACTTTCACGTTGCTTTTGACAAATTTAAAGCAAGCTTTGACACTCGTTTAGATGACGCGGAAAGTCAAAGAGCGGTATTTTCCTCTCAGATAGGGGTCTTAAAAGAAATAAACAGTGTAAAGTCTTTAGAAATAAGGAACAGAGAACTGGCTACCATGAAGGCTGAATTGAAAGTTTTGCAAGATCAGGTAAGCCATTTGCAGCATATTCATAATTCAAAGCACCCGAAACAGGAATAGAAAATGATTCAAGCTTTGATCCCCAGTATATTACCTGCCGTAACGGACGTTATAGGTAGGTTTTTGCCTGAAGACAAAGAAGCTAAGGCCAAGGCAGAAAGAGAAATAGAAGCCAAACTTACTACGCATCTTGCTAAGATTGATTTAGCTCAATTAGATATAAATAAGACAGAAGCGGCTCATAGAAGCGTGTTTGTAAGTGGCTGGCGTCCATTTATTGGCTGGTCATGCGGGGTAGCACTGGCGTGGTCTTACGTTGTAACTCCAATTTTAACTTTTGTTCTTGCTCAGACAGGTTACTTGGTGGAATTACCTTCCATGAATCTTGGCGAAATGATGCCCGTTTTGATGGGGATGTTGGGATTAGGAGGCCTCAGGACCTTTGAAAAATTTAAAAAGGTTAGCAAGTAATGTCCCGCAAAGAAAAACCTATTCGTCGCACTACAAAAGGCAAAGGTGCTAATTACCGCCCCACTAAAAGTGGTGCTGGAATGACGAGAAAAGGTGTTGAGGCTTATCGTAAAGCTAATCCTGGTTCAAAACTTAAAACTGCCGTAACTGGTAAAGTAAAAAAGGGAAGCGCGGCGGCAAAACGCCGTAAGAGTTATTGCGCCAGATCGTTGGGGCAATTAAAAAGAAGTTCTGCTAAGACCAGAAACGATCCTAATTCTAGGATTAGGCAGGCTCGTAGACGTTGGAAATGTTAAAGGAGAAAAGTTGTGAAAAAACCTATGAAAAAGAAAGGTTATGCCAAAGGTGGCGTTGCTAAAAAACGTGGTGGCGGCATGATGAAAAAGAAAGGTTATGCCAAAGGTGGCGTTGCTAAAAAACGTGGCGGCGGCATGATGAAGAAAAAAGGTTATGCTAAAGGCGGAATGGCTAAACGACGGAAGTAATGGCCTATTTGCAAAGCAACATCCCGCATTTTCATTGCTGGGTGCGACGAGAGTTTACGCATAACCACGAAAAATACCATGGAGAGTTTCTTCATGCTATGGCTATTGCGGTAAACACCGTTCCGGATCGTTCTTTAAGCTTTCAAGTAATCTTTACGGGTTGTGAAAGTGACGATTCGGATGAAGAAAACATACACGGAGGCGCTATGTGGGCAAGAATGCCTATAAGTGCCTTGGTGGCAGATACGCCCCTTGAAGAATGGCCTGAGAGGATGGTAACTCACCACGTTCAGCCTTGGGATTGTAGCTCTCACCATCATTCAGTTATAAAGTACGACAGAACAAGTTCTAGTCCCTGGATATGTAAGATAGACGGTGACTTTTATACTGGAAAGTACATGTTTACCGTGGACTATACCGAATCGTCCATAGCAGATGACCCCGCGCAGC